CGCAGGTTCGAACCCTGCCCCCCGAGCAAATGGTGGAAAGCGTACCTAAGTGGTACGCTTTTCGCTGTTTACCTGTGCTTTTTTACCTCAAGTGGTGTATGATATCTGAGATGATTGATGATTATGTGAAGAAGAAAGACCTTTATGTCCCTGAAAGAGCGTTCGGTGTTTGTATTTGGATCATGCCGAACGGGAAGCCGCTTTCTGACGGCGACGGCGTTCTTTGTGCAGAAGGTGTTATGAATGACAAAGAAGTTGAAAGACAGGTCGCTCAGGCTGCTAAGTATTGGACTGGTAGCGATGAGGGTTACACGACTTGGGTAGGTGGGGCTAGAAAGGTTACTGCTTCTGAGCAAGATGATCAAAAAGAAAGATTTGAGCAGGGTTTGAATCCAGATCCTTATGAAGACGTTATTGAGGCGGCTGTCAGAAAGGAATTGAACAGGAGAGGTCGATGAGGTCAAATATGAGTCATATTGAAGAAGAAGAAAATCAGGAAGTTTTTCTTGATGATATTAGTTACTCTCAAGTTGTAACTAAGAAAGTCACTGATGATCCTTTTAAGAAAGTTAAGTACTCTTCTCTTTCTTCTCGAATGAAGAGGAGGGCTACTCGTCTCGCTAAGAAGTATGAAGGTGTTGATGATGTAAGCACAAAGTATATTGATCCAGAAGAACTTGATGGCTATTCGCTTTATGACGTTGTTACTCCTCCCTATGATCTAGATACCCTCGCTGAACTTTATGATTCTAGTGCAATTCATAATGCTGCTATTAATGCAAGAGTTATGAACACCGTCGGTCTTGGTTATTCTTTTCCAGAGACTTTGAAGTCTAGAAGAAGGCTTGAGAAAGCTCAAGGCAATGCTGACAGGCTGGCCAGAGTCAGGAAGGCTATTCAAGATGCTCGTCAGGATCTTGAAACAAAGTTTGAAGACTTTAATGAAGAAGAGACATTCATTGAGACCATGACCCGTGTGTGGCTTGATGTTCTTACTACCGGCAATGGCTATCTTGAGATCGGTAGAAACAACTCAGGTCAGATTGGATATATTGGTCATATTCCAGCAACTCTTATGAGAGTTCGCCGTCATCGTGACGGTTATGTACAGATCGCTAAAAGCAACAAGATTCAAGCGGTGTTCTTTAAAAACTTTCAAGACACCGAGATGGAAGATCCGATTAACTCAGATCCAAATCCAAACGAAGTAATTCACTTTAAGACGTACTCACCAAACAACACTTATTATGGCATCCCGTCATCTGTTTCTGCGGCTGCTGCAATTGTAGGAGATAAGTTTGCCAAAGAGTACAACATTGATTACTTCGAAAACAAAGCCATCCCTCGCTACGCAATTATTGTCAAAGGCGCAAAACTGAGCCAGCGCTCAAAGCAGGAACTTGTTAACTATTTCCGTCAAGAGGTGAAGGGAAGAAACCACGGTACTCTTATCGTTCCTCTTCCTGCTTCTCTTGGTGGAGATAGTGATATCAAGTTTGAAAAGCTTGAGGCCGGTATTCAGGATGCCTCGTTTGACAAGTACCGCAAGTCAAACAGGGACGAGATTCTTGTTGCTAACAGGGTTCCCGCCCCGAAGGTAGGTGTCTATGACAATGCTAACCTTGCGGTTTCTAGAGATGCTGACAAGACGTTCAAGACTCAGGTTATTGGGCCGGATCAATCTGTTATTGAGAAAAAGATTAACCGACTCATTTCTGAGTTCACGGACTTAATAACCATTAAGTTCAACAGAATTGATCTTATTGATGAAGATATTCAATCAAGAATTTACGATAGGTATCTTCGCACCGAGGTTGTCAGCCCGAATGAAGTTCGTAATGAACTTGGTCTACCTGAAAGATCAGATGGTGACGAAGTTCTACCATTCCCAACTAAGTTGAAGAAGGAGCAGGGCAGTAATGGTCCTGGTGCTCCAGAGGGGAATGATAATAATGCTTCCGCAGTGCCGAGAAAGGCCAGAGCGGACACGCCAGAAGGCTCCACTGATCCTAGAGACAGTGGTGACCAAGCTGAGCGTGGAGAGAACCAAGATAATGGAGGAAACAATGAGTGAAGGACATATCGTCTATTCAAATACTAATCTAGCAGATACCGATGGTGTTCAGACTATTGATCATCACACATATGCTATTTATTTAGTTAATCGTGACACTAATGATTGGGTTGAAGTTAAGCTTAATGGAAAGCATTCCGTGGTGCTACCTGATTCGCAAGGTCATGTTCATAACTATTTGGAAGTGTATGGTGATTACAACACTATTGAAGTTGTAACTGCTGGGGCTAACATCGGCGTATTCGCTATAGGCTGATTGCTGATAAACTTAATTTAGAGGTTTGTAATGGCTGCAAGAAGAGACATTAATATTTACAAGGGTGATACTTATACTCACTCTGTTACGCTTCAAGATTCAAATAGTTCTGCAATAAATGTTTCTGCAAGATCGTATGTTGCACAACTAAAAGATTCTTCTGCTTCAACCGAGGTTGTTGCTACATTTGATATTGATACTAGTGATGCTGCAAATGGCATTATTGCTTTAACTTTATCAAGTACTCAAACTAGAGGATTGAAGACAGGTAAATATTATTATGACTTGGAAGAGACAGCGGATAGCGTTGTCACAACTTTAATGTTTGGTGACGCTGTTGTATCAGGCGGTTAATAATGGCGGCAGAAGTAACAACGGTTACAGTAACAGTTGGAGAATCTACAGTTCTCACAGTTGGTGCAACAGATGTCACAGTTCTTACGTATTCTAATGAGCAGGCTACGGTCATTCAGTCTGCAAGTGCAACTGCAAACCTTCCGGTTTATGTCAATCTAAGCGATGCAATTCCGGCTCAGTTATCTAATACTGGATCTGCTGGCACAAGTCTTCTTGCAGCAAGAGCAGATCATTCGCATCCACTAACCGGTGCGACATTTAATGGAGGTAATTTCTAATGAGTAACGTACTCAGAATTAAAAGAAGGGCAACTGGGGGTACCGGCGCACCCACTACCCTGAAGAATGCAGAGCTTGCATTTAATGAAGTAGACAATGTTCTCTACTATGGCACCGGTACGGATTTGAATGGTGATGCAAACACTGTAATTTCTATTGGTGGTTCTGGTGCGTTTACTACTCTGACTGGAACTCAAACTATTTCCGGCAACAAGACATTTAGCGGCTCTGTTGCTCTCGGCGGATCAGCAACTGCTACTACCGCAAGTCAAGGCAACAACTCGACTTCGGTTGCCACCACTGCTTATGTAGATACTGCTGTCGGTGCTGTATCAACTACTTTTGACATTGCTGCTGATTCTGGTACTGCTGAAACGGTAACTACTGGAAGTGACACAATTACTTTTGCTGGTGGTACTGGTATCAGTACTGCTGTTGGTGCGACTGACACTATTACTATCACTAATGATGGCGTTGTATCTTTAACCGGAACTTCTAACGAAGTAGAGGTCAGCGCATCGACTGGCTCTGTGACTATCGGTCTTCCCTCAGATGTAACAATTGGTAACGACCTCACAGTAACTGGTAACTTAACAGTCAATGGTACGACTACAACTGTAAACTCAACAACTCTTAGTGTTGACGACAAGAATCTTGAATTAGGATCAACCGCCTCTCCGTCAGACGCTACTGCTGATGGCGGCGGTATTACTCTAAAGGGTACGACTGACAAGACTTTCAATTGGGTTGATGCTACTGACTCATGGACGGCTTCGGAGCATCTCGATCTTGCCTCAGGTAAAGCTTACTATATTGCTGGCACTAGCGTTCTTAACGCAACTACTCTTGGTTCAGCAGTTGTAAACTCAAGCCTTACTTCTGTTGGGACTATCGGAACCGGTGTTTGGCAGGGTACTGCTGTTGCTGTTGCATATGGTGGTACTGGTGCTGCTAATGCTGCTGACGCAAGAACTAATCTTGGTCTTGGAACGATGGCTGTTCAGGCTGCTAACAATGTTGCTATTACTGGCGGTACTATTGATAACGTAACTTTTGACGGAGGAACTTTCTGAGGTAATTAAATGGCTAACACGATCAAGATAAAAAGATCTGGAACACAGTTCGATACCCCAGATGATCTGGAGTATGGTGAACTTGCCATAAATTACTTTGATGGTTTTTTGTTCTACAAAGATACAAATGGTGATATCCAATACTTCATAGCAGATACTGGATATTTTGCATTGCAAAATGCATCATCTAGTTCAAGCGGTGATAACGAAATCCTTCAGTGGATGGGAATTTAATTTATACAAAATAAACATTTTTGTGGTATCCTTGGTTTACTATGGAAGATTTTAACCTGTCGTTTCCCATTGACATGATCAAAAGGGAACAACGTATTG